GGTGGTGATGGATTGGAACGCAGAAGTTTATTCCAGATGATGTTTGGGCGCAAGCCCAGAGCTGATACAATTTATAACCAGCTAAAGCTGCTTAACGGCTACAATGCTGTATTCACAACCTGGGGGAATGACCCTTACTCAGCTGATGTCGTCCGGGGCGCGGTTGATGCCATCGCCCGCAACGCCGCGAAACTGAAGCCCAAGCATATAAAGCGAACAGGCAAGGACATCCAGCCGGTAGGCGGGCAGGTTGAGCGAGTGCTGCAGATAAGGCCCAACCCAAACATGAGTACCTACGATTTTCTTTATAAGATGGTCACTGCCCTGCTGATTGACAATAACGCTTTCGCGTATCCAGTATGGGAGGGCACAACCCTCAAAGCAGTATGGCCGGTCATTGCCCAGCAGACAGAATTTATTGAGGACCAACTGGGACAGATTGGCGTCCGGTTCTGGTTCAGCGACGACAGTATTATTTTACCCTATGACGAAGTAATCCACCTGCGCCGGCACTATTACAAGAATGACCTGGCGGGTGAGAATAACAAGGCGCTTAACAACACACTGGAGGCAATCCACACGACCAACGAAGGACTGGGGCAAGCGGTTAAAACGTCGGCCAGTTTAAGAGGTATCTTGAAATATCAGGGCATCCTTAAAGAAGCTGACATCAAGGCCAACCGAGACCGGTTCGTTGAGGAATATCTGGTGGTCCAGAATAGCGGTGGTGTGGCGGCGCTGGATAGTAAGGCCGATTATACGGAACTGACATCAGAACCAAAGATGGTCGATGCTAAACAAATGAAGGAGTTACGCGACAATGTTTACCGATACTTTGGCGTTAACGAGAACATCGTCATGGGTAACTATAATGAGGATCAGTGGAACGCATTTTACGAGTCAACCCTGGAACCGCTGGCCGTCCAGATGTCGCTGGAGTTTACCTCTAAGTTATTTACCCAGGGGGAGCGTGGCCGCGGGCATGAGATAGTATTTGAAGCTAACCGGCTTCAATACGCATCAGCCAGGACGAAGATAGCTCTGGTGCAGCAGATGGTACCGATGGGACTACTCACCATAAACGAAGCCAGGGAGATATTCAACTTGGCACCTGTTGAGGATGGCGACAAGCGGTTGGTAAGTCTTAACTACATCGACGCAGCCAAAGCCAACCAGTACCAATTAGGAGAGGAGGATGATCCTATTGACCCAGATAATGATCCCCAAGAGGGAGGGGAAGGAGCTTAGGTTCGCAGACCTGACCCCAATAGTTACAGAGGAAAATGAAATGATAGTCGAGGGCCGGGCGGTAGTATTCAACCAACCAACGGTCCTTTTTAAGATGGATGGCAATGAGTATCATGAGGTAATCGAGCCGGAGGCGCTGGATGAGGCCGACATGCGGGACGTCGTTTTTCGCTATAACCATAATGACAACCTTTTTGTTATGGCCCGTACCCGGGGAGGCAGTTTGGAGTTGACCAAGGATGCCGACGGACTACTCATGAGGGCTAAACTGTTTGACATTCAGCAGGCAAGGGACTTGTACACGCTGATTAAAGCGGGGGCTATTGACAAAATGTCGTTTGCCTTTACCATCCGCGAGGAGTCCTTCGACAAGGAGACCCGGACATGGCATGTCCGCAAGATTGATAAAGTATTTGATGTAGCAGCCGTAGACCAGCCGGCCTATGATGCGACTTCAATAAGCGCACGAAAAGTCCTGGAGCTGGAGAGCGAAAGGATGGCGGCCCTGGAGAGGGCAGTTGACCTGGAGAGGCAACGCGAGCGCAGAAGAACACTGTTGTTAAAGACCATGACTTATTAAGGAGGAATGAAAAACATGACCAGAATGGCAGAAATAGAAGCCCGCATGTTAGAGATCCGCAGCCTGTTAGAAGGCGATAAGGAAGTAGACCTGGATGCACTGGAAACCGAACTGCGCGGATTGGTGGATGAAAAAGCCGCTATTGAGAAGCGCAAACAGATATTTGAAAGCATCAACGTTCAGGCCAGAAAGACTGAGCCGGCCAAAGAACCAGAACAGCAGGAACAGTTCCGCGACTTTGGAGAGTTTCTCCAGACCGTGAAATACAACCCGCAGGACCCGATTCTGCGTGCTAAAGAGATGAGTGATAAAACCCAGAAGCGGTTCCTTAACATGGGAATCGGTGCTAATGGCGGCTTCATCGTTCCCGACCAGTTCTCCAACCAAATTAAAATGGTTGACGATCAGTCCGCGATATTCCGTCCCCGTGCTCAGGTTATCCCTGCTGGTGACCCGCCCGATGCAGCTATTACTATCCCGGCACTTGACCAGGGTGGAGCTAACGGTGTATATGCTGGCGTGCAGGTATCCTGGATTGCAGAGGGCGCACAGAAACCCGAGACCGAACCCTCATTCCGCGAGATTCGCTTAGAACCAAACGAAGTAGCCGCCCATGTCGTGGTTACTGACAAACTGCTCCGTAACAGTGCGGCCGCTGGTGCTTTGGTGTCTAGCCTACTTCGCAAGGCGATAATTGCCGCTGAAGAAGATGCTTTCCTGAGTGGTAATGGTGCAGGCCAGCCCTTGGGTATCATTGGTCATCCGGCCGCCATACAGGTAGCCAGAGCCGGTGCTGGAGCTATTGCCTATACTGATGTTGTAAATATGTTTGCCCGTGCTAAATTCGGCGGCCGCCTGGCATGGATAGGTTCTCAGACCATTCTACCCCAGCTGATGTCTATGGTAGATGCCGGCAATAACCTGGTGTGGCAGCCCAATGCAAGAGAAGGAGCACCGGGCACCCTGATTGGTATTCCGTTCCTGCTCAACGACCAGAGCCCGATATTAGGAGCAGAAGGCGACCTGATACTGGTAGATCTGAACTACTACCTGATTAAAGACGGTAGCGGTATTTCAATCTCTATGTCCGAGCATCCGCTGTTTACCCAGAACCGCACTATCATTAAGGCGTTCTGGAATGTTGACGGACAGCCCTGGCTGAGCACCCCGCTGTTGGCCCGTGACGGCGTTTCCACTGTTAGCCCGTTCGTCGTGCTGCAGTAGTAGGAAGGGAGGATAAAAAACAATGGCTAAACTTTTAAGCGAAATTAACAAAGTTGACATAGCAATCGTTCCCGCGTCAATCAACGGCGCATCGACCGGGCCCTACTATAACTTAGGACTTAGAAACAAAGCCCTTTTCGTGTGGGAGACTGGCGCAATGGCTGCGGGAGTGACCTCTGTTGGCCAGGTTATGCAGGCTCAGGACGCAGCCGGCACCGGTGCCAAGGTAGTCACCAACAACGCCGCCACCATCACAGCTAACACCAAAGCGGCAGCCTTGACCATCACCTGCGCCACCGTTGTTGCTACTGATGAGGTAACGGTAAACGGTTTAACATTTACTGCTGCAGCTGCAGAGGATTTACCTAACCGAGTATTTACAGTAGGTGCCAACGATACAGCTTGCGCAGCTAGTCTTGTAAAGGCAATCAATCATGCAACCGCTGGCGTACCCGGCGTGACAGCTACATCTGCTCTAGGAGTAGTGACTGTTACTGCTAGCGACCCTGGCGAAGTAACCGTAACCGCTGCTAGCCCTGATGCAACCATCACCGTTGCAACACTACGAGCCATTGGTTATGTCGAGTGCGACACAGCTTTTCTTGATGAAGGATTCACCCATCTGGCTTTACGAGTAACCAATTCAGCCGCGACCCTTACTGGGGCAATCTTGGTGCGTGGCGAGAATCGTTATTCGCCCCTTACCAACCAAGTAGCCGCCGCGAAAGTTGACGTAGAACCTTAATCAGAGGGGCCTCGCGCCCCTCTTTTGTTCCCTTAAAGGAGGGATAAATTCATGCAATACATTGTTTTAAAGCCCTTCCAGGACGTGACTGGCTTCAAGCAGACCGGTGACCCGGTTGAGCTTGACGACTGGCGTGCGGCTAAGCTGCGGCGAATGGGTCTAATCGGTGGTCGGTATGAGCAACCGATACAGACGGCAGTGGTTGACGAACCAGAAATCCGGGAGGCAGTAGTTAAAGTCCCAGTCAAAAAAACGCCTGTCAAAAAGACTAATAAATAGGGGGTGGCAGTATGGCTATCCTTAATGATGTCAAGGTGGCTTTGCGGATAGCCGCAACCAATACTGCATTTGATGGCGAGGTCGGGGATCTCATCGACGCCGCCACAGATGATTTGGCATTGGCAGGGATTATATCCGATGACACCACCGACCCACTCATCAAGCGCGCGGTCATTACCTACTGCAAGGCTAATTTTGGCTATGACAACCCTGATGCTGAGAGGTTTTTGGAGTCCTATCTGATGCTTAAAAGGCACCTGGCCTTATCGGTTGACTACACTGAGGCGGTGGTGAGTCCATGAGGCATAACCAAATCATTAAACTGATCAATATTATCACCACCGAAGATGCAATCGGCAACCAGATCGCTTCGACCATCGAACGCGCGGTATATGCCAATGAATATTATGTTAGTCAAAGCGAGTTTTACAACGCCGCAGTAGCCGACCTAAAGCCGGAGAAGCAGTTTGAAATCTACTCCTATGAATACCAGGACGAACCGAAGTTGGAGCATGACGGGAAAGTCTACAACATCATCCGCACCGAAAAACGCGGGGACAAAATCCGGCTGACCTGTGAACGTATCATAGCTGATGAGACCGGCAATGCAAAGCTGGTAGACCATAAGCTGGTACAAGACCTAAAGGCTTTGGTGGAGACCATCTTAAATGACTCAGAAGTGGATATGACACCAGAGGACAAGGCAGCGTATGAAGCCGCCTTGGACGCTGTATTTGTGGGGTGGTAGTTATGGCTAACATATCAGTAGACCAGCTGGCCGCGGAGATCGCCAAGGGCCTAGCCGACTATTCCCAGGATGTGGTCGAGAAGGTCAACCTGTCCAGCGAGCGGGTTGGCAAGGAGGCGGTCAAGCGGCTCAAACAAACATCCCCGAAACGATACGGCAAGTATGCCAAGTCCTGGACCATGAAAACCGAACCAGAAGTAGGTCAGCCGCACAAGCGAATTGTACACGTAAAGGCGCCGCACTACCGGCTTACTCACCTATTAGAACATGGCCATGCGAAAGTAGGTGGCGGTAGAGTAGAGGGGATACCACACGTCCGGCCAGCTGAAGAAGAAGTGATCCGGGAATTTACCCGTGAGGTAGAGGAGGCGATCAAGAGTGGATGAGGCGACACTGTTCACACTGCTCAAAACAATCAACCTGCCGGTGGCCTACCATCACTTCACGTCGCCGCCGACACCGCCCTATATAGTGTATCTGTTCAGTTATAACTCCAACTTCGGGGCTGACAATAAGGTATACGATGCGGCAAAGAATTTCCAGGTTGAGCTTTACACAAAGACAAAAGATCTGGCGAGCGAAAAACTGATTGAGGACGCGCTTAATGGCGCGGACGTTTACTGGGAAA